AGCTTCTATCTCTAGCGGATTGCTCTGATAGTTGTTAGCGCAAGCGAGGGCGACCTCATCAGAACGACCTGTACTGAAATGGGCTGCGATGTGGGCTAATTCATGCAAAATAGTAAAGATAACCCGTCTTTTGATATGTGTTTGATTGATATAAACAAGGTACTTTTCTTTTTCTTTGCTATAAATGGTAAAGCCGTCATTGTGTTTACAGATGATATCATCCAAGTAGGTAACATCTGGATTATTGACAAGCCCTCGATATCTAATGTATTCAGACCCAAGTAGACCGGCTGAAGGAAGCATAGGAAACGGGTCCTTTTCAAAGAAGATAAAATGAAGGTTGTAAGTCTGTTCAAAGTAACGGATAATGTGCTGAAAAGTAACTTGTTCAAGTGGAATATTATTCTGTCGAGACACTGCTTCGATCACCGGGACAGCGTAATCCCAGTGTTGGATGTACTGTCTACGGGAAATAATTTCTCTAGCCATAATTACCTCCACTTACTGTCATCGTCCATCAGGGTTTTAGCGGTTACCATCAAGCTTTCAATTGCCTTGTTAAAACGAACCTTTTCTTCCTCGGTCATGTTCTGGGTCTGATTTCTGAACGCTGCGACAAGTTCAGTCTCAGCTGGACCAAGATATGAATTTACCTTGTCATCATTTGCAATAGCAGGATTATCCGTACGTCCGAGCAGGTAGTCGGTGGACACGTTGAAGTAGTCAGCGATTTCTTGTAGGCGGTCTGATTTAGGAGTTTTTTCTTTTAAAGTATAGAGGTAGTTTATACTATAGCCTAAATCTTCAGCAACTTTTTGAAGGCTTATTCCTCGTTTTAGAGCAAGTTCCTTAATTTTTTCAAGTGTTGAAAACATTGTCATATCACCTTTTCTAAGACATGACAAAAAATATTTTATAAAAAAGTGTTATTTTTTGTTGACAAAAATAATACTAAAGTGTAAAATAGTTTTTGTAAGTTAATGAGTTAGTAAAAAACGAAGTTAAAACTTATCTAAAAATAAATAGCTTTGGCGAGCAAGAAAATTGATAGATATAAGGTTTTATCAAGGTTTTAATTATGCTTTCATTTTACACCTTAGTGTAAAATCTGTCAAGTGTTTTATAAAATAATTTACTAACTCATTTTCTTACTTTTGAAGAAAGGAGGAAGATGAATGTCGAAAAAAGAAGCGTCTCCAATATCTTTAGAGAATCTGAAAAACGATATTCAAAGTTTTGTTGAGAAGATCGCTGATGAAGCTATTCAACAATCTGAGACATACTCGCAAGCAATTTTGCTAGTTTCGAAAAACACCAGTTTTTCAGAACATGGCTTAGCAATGACAAAAGCTATCCAAGACGAAATCACGAAGCGCGCCTTGAATAGCCATGTGTAAAAATTATATAGCTTTGACTTTAACAATTGAAGCAGAGAGCGAGAAGAGAAAAAGAAAAGAAAGGAGAAAAAAATGCCAAATATGGATGGTGGACGTCAAAAAATCAGAGATTATCTGAAAGAACACAATTTAACGATGGCGACGCTAGCAGTACAGTATAGCATGACTCGTCAGGATGTAACGAATATCCTGAATGGGAAGCTAAAAAACCCACAAGCGAATCAGTTTATCGCTCGTGTGATTGAAGATTTTAAAATTCGCTAATACAAAAAGCACCTAACAAAGTCAGGCGCATACTAAAATAACTAACTGAATTATAACACGAAAGGAGCAAAAATGGAAGCAGTTGAAATTGTAAGAATTAAAGATGTGATCATCGAAAAGGTTTCGGCTAACGATGAAGAATTAGAACACATCTTTGGATGCTCGAAACGGCAAGCAGGAGACATGAGACGAGAGATGAAAAAATTGCCTAGTCAACAAAAACATCTTAGAAATGACGGCCAGCTTGTCACGATTAAAGGTTTTGATGCTTATCTGCAATATCGTGGGACTCAAGCTTGGGAAAAAGAAATGGTGAAAAGCAAGAAAATGAGGTCAGTCGGATGAACCTACTAGCAAGAATTAAAAACTACTTTTCGGAAGAGGTCGAAGAAACCAATCTCGACTGGAAAGAGGTCGCTCTGGACCTCAATCAATCACTGATTGAATCACAAGAAAAACTTCAAAATGCCAATCAGCGTATAGCAGATCTTGAAGGAATCGTAGCAATCTATAAAGAAAAGGAAAATGCAAAATGATGGAGTACATTTACATGGTAACAATTGTTGGAATCATCCTGTGGTCGCTAGTAAATAAACTAGATGACCACGCTGAAATGAAACAGCAAGAGCGCCAGCGAATAGCAAGTAATATTGCACGCATGAACCTGAGAAGTTCAGATAAGCAATTTACGTATGATGTAGAACCGCCTGTAGGGTTAGTTAAGGAGTAGAAGATGGTAACAATCAATAAACTAGAAATCGAAAACGTCAAGCGCGTGAAGGCGGTCAAATTAGAGCCGTCAGCAACTGGCTTAACAATCGTGGGTGGAAATAACAACCAAGGTAAGACAAGCGTGCTGGACGCGATTGCTTGGGCGCTGGGTGGTAATAAGTATAAACCGAGCCAAGCTCAGAGAGAAGGCAGTACAATTCCGCCTAGCCTAAAAATCACACTATCAAATGGCTTGATTGTGGAGCGTAGTGGAAAGAACAGCACTCTCAAGGTCATTGACCCTAGTGGTAACAAGGCTGGCCAAAACTTGCTTGATAGCTTCGTGGAAGAGCTAGCTATCAACTTGCCAAAATTCATGGAGCAGACCAGCAAAGAGAAAGCGAAGACCTTGCTGCAAATCATCGGAGTTGGTCCGCAATTGGCTGAACTGGAAATGCAGGAGAAAGCCAAATATGATGAGCGCCACGCAATCGGTGTGATTGCTGACCAAAAGGAAAAGTTCGCGAAAGAACAACCTTACTATCCAGATGCGCCGAAAGAACTAGTCTCTATCTCTGAGCTTATCCAACAACAACAGGCCATCCTTGCTAAGAATGGCGAGAATGCTCGTAAGCGTCAGAACTTAGTATCTATCCGGAGTCAACACGCTTCAGCAACTGCAGAGGTTGAACGATTGGAGCAATTGCTGGCCGATGCCAAAGAAAAAGAAAGTCAGTTAGCTCAAGACTTGGCTATCGCAAATACCGATGCCATGGATCTTCTCGATGAATCAACTGAGGAGATTGAAAACAACATCGCAGAGATTGACGAAATTAATCGTAAAGTGCGTGCTAATCTGGACAAGGATAAAGCAGAAGAAGATGCCAAGGGTTATCGTGAACAGTACAAGGAACTTGATAATGTGATTGCTGATATCCGCAAGCAGAAGACAGACTTGCTTACAAATGCAGACTTGCCGTTACCTGGCTTGTCCGTGGATGATGGCGAATTGCTCTATCTTGGCCAGAGATGGGACAACATGTCTGGTAGTCAGCAGCTGCAAGTTGCGACCGCAATCGTGCGTAAATTGAAGCCAGAATGTGGATTCGTGCTAATTGATAAGCTGGAGCAAATGGATCAGCAGACCTTGCAAGAATTTGGCGCATGGCTTGAGCAAGAAGGCTTGCAAGCAATCGCGACTAGAGTATCAACAGGAGACGAATGTAGCATCCTGATTGAAGACGGGTATAGCGTGAAGCCGGTAGAATTCGCAAGCGCCGCTCAACAAGGACACGCCGAAACAGTCGCACCAACTTGGCAAGGTGGATTTTAAAAACTAAAGGAGAACAATCATGAAAAAAACAGAAACTTTTATCGTATTACGTAACAAAAAAACAGGCAACTTTTTATTGAAATATAAAAGCAAAGAAGGAACTATTGCTTATTTAGTAGAATATACAAAAAATTTGGCTCGTGCTGCTAAAAATGGAGTTGAACCGACAAAAGAACAAATTGAAGGTTTTACAAAACTAGCAAATGCATTAAATTGTGAATTGCTCGAAGTGACTGCAACGTATGAGCTTAAAACACTTGACAGTGAAGAACCAGAAGAATTGATTAAAGAAGCTGAAACATCGGGCGAAGAAGAACTTAAAATGTTCTTAAAAATGTTGAAAGCTGGGATGGAGGACTAAACATGCAGATCACTAGAGGAAAACGGGCACGAGCTCAAAAGGTAGTTATCTACGGCCCTGAAGGGATTGGAAAATCTAGCTTTGCTAGTCAATTCCCAGACCCTGTCTTTATCGACACAGAAGGCTCGACAGACAACATAGATGTGGCACGACTCGACAAGCCGACTAGCTGGACAATGTTAATCAATGAGATTGCTTTTATCAAAGCAAATTCAACAGAATGCAAAACACTCGTCGTTGATACGATCGACTGGGCAGAAGCTTTGGCAGTTAATTACATCTGCTCGCAACATGGTAAGCAAGGGATTGAAGATTTCGGTTGGGGTAAAGGTTATACCTATGTCCAGGAAGAAATGGGGCGTTTCTTAAATAGCCTATCTGACCTGGTTGATATGGGCATCAATGTAGTATTGACTGCACACGCTCAAATCAAGAAGTTTGAACAGCCGGACGAGATGGGTTCTTACGACCGCTACGAATTAAAGCTTGGTCAAAAGACAGGTTCTAAGACAGAACCACTTGTAAAGGAATGGGCAGACATGGTTCTATTTGCCAATTACAAGACCTTAGTCATGACGACCGAGAACGGCAAGAAGAAGGCGCAGGGCGGTGAACGTGTGATGTATACCAATCATCGCCCAGCATGGGACGCCAAGAACCGACATGGATTACCTGATGAATTACCGTTCCATTATGCAGGGATTGCTCATATCTTTGCTGTCCAACAAGTACAGGCGCCTGTGCCACAACCTCAAGCGGACACTCCAGCACCTCAGCAAACGGCACAACAAGCCCCTGAACAAGTTCAAGAAGAATTGCCTCTCGATATGTCACAGGTCGCTGAAAAACCTCAAAATGAAGCTCCTAGCATGCCGCAGACACCACCTGCGCAATATCATGCAAGCTTGCCAAAGAGTTTGACGGACCTCATGTCTCAAGGTAACGTGACAGAAGAAGAACTTCAAAAAGTCGCTTACATTCGTGGGCACTTCCCGCTAGGAACGCCAATCGAAAACTTCCCTCCTGATTATTGGGATATGATTGTGGCACACTGGCAGGCGACTATGGAAGTTATTCAAAATCAAGTACGAGCAGACCCTGAACTGCCCTTCACGATGTAGATTCTGGGAATTAGAAATCATAGCAAAATACAATAAGGAGTATCTATGAAAGATAAAACTATTAAAATTGATTTATCGAAAATCGCAAATACAGCCTTACAAGAAAAGGTTGACAAAGAACTTGAGAAAGTTCTTGAGAACATTCTGGACCTCAATACAGAAGCTAAAGCAACCCGTAAGGTCACGATCACACTAACGATGTCAACGGACGATGAGCGTACTGTTGTTAAGACAGGTATGGAAGTCAAATCCACTTTGGCACCACAGAAAGGTGTCGCAACAACTGTCATTGTCGGTCGCGACGACACTGGTAAAATTCACGCGAACGAGCTTAAAAGCGGCATACCTGGTCAGACTTACTTTGATGATAACGGAGATATGCGGACCGATACTGGCGATCTCATCGAAAAAGTGGAACAACAGGAAAAATCTAAAATCATTGATTACAATCAAAAGAAAGCAGGTAACTAATCATGACAGAAAATCTCAAAGAAGCATTAACTTACGCAGTCGAACTAGCGGGTAAAGAAAACAAAATCATTCGTTCAGAAACTGGGAAGGAATATTTTGACAGTGATGAATATGACTTACAGGAACTTAACCCTCGTAAGTACGCACCTATCCTTGAGCTTCAGACACTCAAGAGTCTCGTGGATTATCTCAAATCAGATAACGACTTCATTAGTGATCGTAAGCTTGTAGTTGTCGTGGACAGTTGCCAAAAAGTATCTGTATATGATCAAGTTGATTTTGAAAATGGTAAACGTCCTCAGCTTGTGTCTGTAAGAGCATCTGTCCCAGTTATTCCATTCAGTAATTGGCGCGATCAGGAAGAATTTAATATTATGTTGCAGTCTATGTTTATCGATGATGCAGACCGTAATTTGGTTTTGGATTTTGCTAGCCATTTGAAAATCGAAAAAGGTGCAGAAGTACAGGACAATGGCATCAGCCAAATGGCTACGGTTCGCGATGGTGTAGCAAGCCTAGCACAAGCTAAAACTCCAAATCCAGTAACCTTGAGACCATATCGTACTTTCAACGAAGTGGAACAACCAGCAAGTCAATTCGTCTTCCGCATTAACAAATCGGCGAACCTTGCGCTCTTTGAAGCAGATGGTGGTAAATGGAAATTAGAAGCCGTCGAAAGCATCGCAAATTATTTAAAAAATGAACTTGCTAGCAACAAAAAAATTACTATTTTAGCTTAAAGGAGAAATCAACATGACACAACAACAATACAACAACTTTGATCACGAAATTGGTTGGGAAGACACGATTGAAAAGGACTCGGATTTCGTCCTACTGCCTGACGGATTGTACTATTTTACAGTCGTTGGCATGGAACGTACACGACATACGCCAAATCCGCAAAATCCAGGTAAACTACCAGCATGTAATAAGGCTATCGTCAGCATCAAGATTGTAGCTAACGAAGGCGAGACCGAACTGCGCCACAACCTATTCTTACACAGCTCAACTGAAGGAATGTTATCTGCTTTCTTTGCTGCAATTGGCCAAAAGAAAAAGGGCGAACCGCTTCGCATGAACTGGAATACCATCATCGGTGCAACTGGAGTATGTAAAGTCGGAACCCGACAATACAATAACAACAATTACAACGAAGTCAAATCCATGCTCTACCCTGAAGATGTGGATTATACAAAAGTGTTGAACCAACAACCAGGACAAGTTACACAAGCAAGCTACCAACAACCACAACCGCAGAACTTTGGACAACAACCACAAGGACAAGCTGGATACCAAGCTGGGCAATTCTAGGAGGTAAGGGATGCAATTAAGACCTTATCAACAGGAAGCACGGGAAGCTGTTCAAGCTGAATGGGCTAAAGGTCGCAAGCGCACGCTCTTAGTATTGCCTACAGGATGTGGAAAGACAATCGTCTTCTCCAAAATCATTGAAGACCAAGTGAAAGAGGGCAAGCGTGTGCTTGTCCTTGCTCATAGGTCAGAGCTTTTAGAGCAGGCTAGCGACAAGCTCAAGACTGCGACAGGACTCGGCACGGCCTTAGAAAAAGCTGAGAATACCTCTATCGGTTCATGGTATCGTGTTGTAGTTGGTTCTGTTCAGACGATGCAGAGAGAGAAGCGACTTAGTCAATTTCCTCCTGACTGGTTCGATACGATTGTGGTTGACGAAGCTCATCACGCTATTTCAGACGGTTATCAACGTGTCCTTGGTTATTTTGAACAATCGAATGTATTGGGAGTAACTGCAACGCCTGACCGCGGAGATATGAAGAACCTTGGTTCTTACTTCGACAGCTTAGCTTATGAGTATTCGCTAGTTCAAGCTATCCAGGAAGGGTATCTATCTAAAATTAAGGCCTTGACAATACCGCTCAGCTTGGATTTAACAAACGTCAGTATGTCAGCTGGTGATTTCAAAGCGAGCGATGTCGGAACGGCACTGGATCCATATCTGGAACAGATAGCAGATGAAATGGCCAAGCAATGTGCAGACCGCAAGACAGTCGTATTCTTGCCTTTGGTGAAGACCTCACAGAAGTTTCGAGATATTCTAAACGCAAAAGGTTTTCGCGCTGCTGAAGTAAATGGAGAGTCCAAGGATCGCGCAGAGGTTTTAGAAGACTTCGAGAATGACCGCTACAACGTTCTTTGTAACTCTATGCTCTTGACTGAAGGCTGGGATTGCCCATCAGTAGATTGCGTGGTAGTGTTAAGACCTACTAAGGTACGTGCCTTGTATAGCCAGATGGTAGGGCGTGGGACTCGCTTGCATCCAGGGAAAGAAGAACTGCTTTTGCTAGACTTCCTCTGGCACACTGAACGCCACGAACTCTGTCGGCCAGCTCACCTTATCTGTGAAACTCCAGAAGTCGCTCAGAAAATGGTTGAGAATATGGAAGAGCAAACAGGTGTCATGCTTGACCTTGAGGATATGGAAGTCAAGGCAACCGAGGACGTTGTCGCACAGCGTGAAGAGGCTTTGGCAAAACAGCTGGAAGAAATGCGCAAGCGTAAGCGTAAACTTGTGGATCCATTGCAATTCGAAATGTCTATCCATGCTGAAGATTTATCGAACTACGTTCCTAACTTTGGATGGGAAATGGCTCCTGCTAGCGATAAACAAATCAAAGCGCTTGAGAAGTACGGCATACTTCCTGATGAAATCGGGAATGCTGGAAAGGCTGCTTTATATTTAGACAGATTGCACAAGCGACAATCAGAAGGCCTGACCACACCAAAACAAATTCGATTCTTAGAAGGTCGAGGTTTCAAAGATGTTGGCATGTGGCAATTTGATCACGCTAGAAATATGATTGATCGCATTGCTGCAAACGGCTGGCGATTACCAGCAGGCGTGCGACCAGCTGAATATGTGCCGGGGTGATGTATGAAATTTTTGGATCTATTTGCAGGAATTGGTGGATTTCGTCTTGGAATGGAATCCGCGGGTCATGAATGTGTTGGTTTTTGCGAAATTGACAAATTCGCAAGAGCCAGTTATCAAGCTATACACGACACGAAGGGAGAACTAGAATTGCATGACATCACAACAGTATCAGACGAGTTTATTCGAGGAATCGGACGTGTGGACATTATCTGTGGAGGATTTCCGTGCCAGGCTTTCTCGATTGCAGGAAACAGACGAGGTTTTGAAGATACTCGAGGAACTTTGTTCTTTGAGATTGCTAGGTTCGCATCTATTCTCAGACCTAAATATCTATTCCTTGAGAATGTCAAAGGACTCCTCAATCATGAAAACGGAATTACGTTTGAGACCATTATCTCAACCTTGGATGAATTGGGGTACAATGTGGAATGGCAAGTGCTTAACAGCAAGGATTTCGGAGTCCCCCAAAATCGGGAACGTGTGTTCATTATCGGACATTCTAGAAGATACCGTTCCAGATTCTTATTTCCTCTCAGTGGAGAAAATCAGCCAACTAGTAGCCAATCAGTCATAAAAATTGGTAATGTAAATCCATCTGGAAATGGCATGAATGGAGAAGTCTATCAAGCTGACGGCCTAGCTCCTACACTCACAACGAACAAGGGAGAAGGGCAGAAGATAGCCATAAAAAGTAATACTATAAAACAATTTGGGGTATTGCAACCCAATTTTAATCAATGTGGGGTGGTTTACGAAACAGACGGCATCGCACCAACTATCAGAGCCTATCAAGGCGGAGGACTTGAACCTAAAATCATTCAACGAGGTCATGGTTATAATCAAGGCGGAGAACATGACATCGCTCCTACTTTGACAAGTAATAGCTATCACGAAAACAATCATTTATCAGATGGATTTCGAATCCGCAAGCTAACACCTAGAGAATGCTGGAGGTTACAAGGTTTTCCAGATTGGGCTTTTGATAAAGCTCAAGAGGTAAATAGCAATTCTCAATTATACAAGCAAGCAGGAAATAGCGTGACAGTCAATGTGATTGAGGCGATAGCAAAGGAGTTAGGATGAAAGGAAAGTTTATTTTAGATAATTGCCTTGATGTAATGCGTCAATATCCAGATAAATATTTTGACTTGGCTATTGTAGACCCTCCGTATTTCAGCGGACCAGAAAAAAGAAAATACTATGGTCGAAAAGTCAGTCCGATTGGCGTCAATAGGCTTTATGGCGAAACCTCAGAGTGGCAAATTCCAAACAGAGATTATTTTGATGAACTTTTCAGGGTATCTAAAAATCAAATCATTTGGGGTGTGAATTATTTTGATTATCCTTTCGGACCCGGCCGTATCGTTTGGGATAAAGTTAATGGCCAGTCAAGTTTTTCAGATTGTGAGATAGCATACTGCAGCTTACATGATAGCACACGACTATTTCGCTATATGTGGAATGGTATGATGCAAGGTAAATCAATCTCTGAAGGCCATATACAACAAGGGAATAAGTCCTTGAATGAAATTAGAATCCATCCAACGCAAAAGCCGGTTAATTTATATATTTGGCTATTACAAAACTATGCAAGTGATGGAGGTAAAATCCTAGACACACACGTCGGCTCAGCAAGCAGCCTAATAGCTTGTGAAGAAATGGGATTTAACTATGTAGGTTGCGAATTAGACGAAGATATTTTCAACTCAGCAAAACAGAGACTTGAAAATTATAAGTCACAAATAAAATTATTTTAAAGGAGAAAACAGTGGCAGAGAATGATTTTAATTTGTTGCCGTTGCTGGATTACATCAATCCTGCCACGGTAGACTACCAGACATGGATAAATGTGGGCATGGCCTTAAAACACGAAGGCTACACGGCATCTGACTGGGATAATTGGTCGCAAAATGATAGCCGATACAAGAAATTCGAGTGTTTCAAGAAATGGGATACCTTCAACGAGGAAGCAGGAACTATCGTGACGGGTGCGACTATTACCCAACTTGCAAAAGAAAACGGCTGGGTGTCGCAATCTGGCTACGATAGCGAGAACGCTCATGAGCTAGGTTGGACAGATACAATTGACCGTGATTATCGTGTCATTGATAAAGATTGGATTGAGGGCAAGGAAATCCACGAGCCGACTATTTGGAATCCAGTTCAGGAAATCATCAAATACCTTGAAACACTTTTTGAAGCTGGCGAAAATGTAGGTTATGTGACCAAATGCTATCCAAAGACTGATGACAAAACGGGAAAGATTGTCAAATGGTTGCCAACCAAAGGAGCTTACGACCGCACAGCTGGTGAATTGATTCAACTCTTACAAGAATGTAATGGAGATATTGGAGGTGTTCTTGGGGACTATCACGAAGAAGCTGGTGCATGGGTTCGTTTCAACCCAATGGATGGCAAGGGCGCTAAAAACGAAAATGTGACAGATTTTCGCTACGCACTTGTCGAATCTGACAGCATGCCAATCGACAAGCAAAATGCAATCTACAAAGAGCTTGAGCTGCCGATTGCAGCCTTAGTACACAGTGGGAACAAGTCATTGCATGCCATCGTCAAAGTAGATGCTAAGAATTATGAAGAGTATCGGAACCGGGTTGATTATCTTTATAAAATCTGTCAGAAGAACGGAATTATAGTTGATACTCAAAATAAAAATCCAAGTAGACTTTCGCGCATGCCAGGTTTCGTCCGAAATGGCCAGAAGCAATTTCTAGTAGATACCAACATTGGTAAAGCTGATTGGGACGAGTGGTACCAATACATCGAAGACTTGAACGATGATTTACCTGATCCTGAAGGATTGGCCGACAGTTGGGATAATTTGCCAGAATTGGCGCCTGAGCTGATTAAAGGCGTGCTTCGTCAAGGTCATAAGATGCTGATTGCCGGGCCTTCAAAAGCTGGTAAGTCATTCGCTTTGATTGAGATGTCAATCGCTATTGCCGAGGGCAAGAAGTGGCTAGGCTGGGATTGTACGCAGGGGCGTGTCCTTTATGTTAATTTGGAGCTAGACAGACCGTCTGCCTTGCATCGTTTCCGCGATGTCTACCATGCAATGGGATTGGCTCCGCAAAATATCAACAACATCGATATCTGGAATCTACGTGGGAAGACCGTACCGATGGACAAGCTAGCACCTAAGCTCATTCGTCGAGCTTTGAAAAAGAATTATATCGCAGTCATCATCGACCCGATTTACAAGGTCCTGACGGGTGACGAGAATAGCGCAGACCAGATGGCACATTTTACGAATCAATTTGATAAAGTGGCCACAGAGTTAGGTTCTAGTGTTATCTACTGTCACCACCACTCTAAGGGTTCTCAAGGTGGCAAGAAGTCCATGGATCGCGCTAGTGGTTCGGGTGTATTCGCTCGGGATCCTGACGCGCTCATCGACTTAGTCGAACTGGAAGTATCAGAGGAATTGCTTACTCAAAGACTGAATCAAGCAGCGTGCAAAGTATATAAACAGGCTTTGCAAGAGCGAAATAATGCCTATTACCAACAGAATGTAGGCTTAGATGACCTCTTGAGCCCTGCGCAGATGAGAACGCATTTCGAGAAAGGCATTCCTGATGTCATGGCTCGGGCGCCTTATGTAGGCAGGCTCGAAGAAGTCCGTAACAAAGTCCAGATAGCGACCGCATGGCGTGTCGAGGGCACGCTCCGAGAGTTTGCCAAGTTTAAGCCAGTCAACATGTGGTTCAGTTATCCAGTGCATACACTTGATGAATCGGGTGTGTTGGCGGATATTAAGCTGGAAGATGATAAACCAGGGTGGATGAAAGCTAAAGAAACTCGCAAAAAGAACGCAAAGGAAGATAAAAAGCAAAAGTTGAAAGAGTTTGACGAAGCAATCGAAAACGCGAATTTTGGCGAGCCTCCCTCAAAAGAAGACGTAGCTGAATATTTAGGAATTTCTGTAAAAACAGTTACTCGCAGATTGAATTCATCTAAAAAATACTGGTTCGACAAGAACTCAAATTCAATAAAAGAAAAAGGACAAGACCACAAAAACGTGGTCGTGTCCGAATAAGACAGCACCATAAATTCATGGTCGTGTCTTTGTCTCAAAAAGGACAGACAAGACCATAAAAATGTGGTCGTGTCCGGGACAGACAACTATATATTATATATATAGATAATGTCCTGTCGTCCATCATGTCCATACCTGTATAGACAGGGTTGCTTAAAACGCACCCTGTCATATACAAGGGTCATGGACTAAAAGCGAAATTAAAAAAAGAAAGGAAGTGCATTTTTAAAAATGTCTATTGAATTCTTTTTACCGATGCAAAAAATTCCAACTACGACACATCAACAAAAAAAGGTGAACGTCCGATTTGGGAAGCCAATCTTTTATGAGCCAGAGGATCTGAAAAATGCCAGGGCGAAATTTGAGAGCTTGCTTGCCCAGCATGTGCCTCCTGATAAATTTAAAGGAGCCGTTCGACTGACAGTCAAGTGGTGCTTTCCTCGTATCAAAAAAAGCTATGACGGCCAGTACAAGACCACAAAGCCAGATACGGACAATCTGCAGAAGCTGCTCAAGGACTGCATGACAAAACTGGGATACTGGCAAGATGATGCACAAGTGGCCAGCGAGATTGTCGAAAAATTCTGGGCGGATACAGTCGGGATCTATATCAAAATCGAGGAATTGCCATGAAAATCAATTATATTGATTTCTTCAGCAGAGTTATTCCGGAATGGATGGCGCGCAGCAATCAGAAGAGCCAAGAGGTTGGTTTTGGTTCGGATGCCTATTGGCTGTGGGCAGTGTCGTCGATTAGCGAAATTTGTAAACAATACAATGATGATGAGCTGGTGACGGAGCAGTTCGGCCTGCTCTTTAACTGGCTAGAAAAACAAGCAGGAGGAGATAAAAGAAAATGAATAAGCAAGAATTGATTAAAGCAATCAAAAATGAACCTTACGAAAAAGGTATTTTTGTAGATACAATAAAATTCAATAGAAATTGGCTGTTAAGAAAAATAGAAAAACTAGACGAACCAGAAAAAGTCACAATCCCGCAGTTCGTGGCGGATTGGATTAGAAAATGTAAAACATTTAAGTCTTTTGCTGTAAGTTTATCTTTTGCATTGCAGCCTAGTGTGTGGGAAGCAAATGGCTTATCTGGCGAATGCATCGAATGGTTGACAGATGCAGAAAACCAAGAAACGTTCGCTCGTGCATGGCTTGACGGCTACACAATCGAGGAGGAGAAAAAATATAAAATTACACTTCTGAACCGAAACGACGGGGACTTATATCTCGTCAACCAAAATGCTGACTTAGCAGATAAATACGGACATTTTTCTCCCGTAGTGCTCCTTTTTACAAAAGGGACTAATTTCTCAGAAAAGTGCTATAAACTCACGAAAAAGGAAGTAGTTTCGCATGATTTTGGCTGGGTATTCGATTGTCCAGGAATCAAGATTGAGGAGGTGGACGATTGACGATAAACATCAAACAACGACTAAAGGCCTTACAGTACATCAATATCAAAGCGAAGTCAAAGCACCAGGAAATTATCAGCTTGAAATCGGGCATTTTGCGAGGACAGCAGTTCGATAACATGCCAAAATCGAAGAATAACAAAAACCAATCTGAAGAATTGAATGTGCTGATTATTGATAAGTCAGAACAACTGTATCAGGAAATCCAAGAACTCTATCGGGAACGGGATGAGTTGATTCAAGCAATCGAATCGCTAGACGATCCAGTAGAGAATATCGTGATGCGGTTGTTTTACATCGATGGAATGACATGGAATGAAGTAGGGGCTAAGCTAAAATACAGTAAAGGGGCTATTCAAAAAATCAGAAAGTCAGCTTTTGAGAATTTATCTAAAAAATGTGAACAAAGTGAACTAAAGTGAACTTTTAAAGTGATATTATGGTATTGTCAGCAAATACGGTAAAGCGGACTGATGACTCCTTTAATGTTTAACGGTATCAGGGCGGTAAGCTGGTGATCTCCTCTTTGTGTTATTTAGTTCAATCCCTGGTGCCGTTATTTAGATTTTTAGTGTAGTGGTAACACAACAGTCTCCAAAACTGTTATCGTGGGTTCGATTCCTGCAAAGTCTGTGAGAGGTTTTGTATCAAGTCACACATTGTGTGGCTTTTTGTTTTGTAAAAAATGGAGGTGATGGAAAATGGGATGACTGAAAAACAAAAGATTTTTGCCGATGAGTACATCATCTGCTTAAATGCAACGCAGGCTTATAAAAAAGCTTATCCAAATATCAAAAAGGATGAGGTAGCAAAAGCTGCAGGAAGCAGACTGTTAACTAATGTTAACGTCAAATCCTATATAGAAGAGCGATTGGAAGAGTTGAAATCCGAGCGTGTAGCAGACCAGCAGGAAGTCCTAGAGTTCCTCACTTCTGTGATGCGCGGTGAAGTTACTGAACCACTGCTTGTTTTAGACGGAGAAGGCACTCAACGTGTCGTAGAGGCAAAGCCTAATGTATCAACTCGTAAGAGTGCTGCTGTTGATTTAGGCAAGCGATATGGTCTGTTTACCGAGAAAGTAGATATCAATGCTACAGTTACCGAGACTAAGAAGTTTGACGATATCGTTAGTCAGTTGGGCGGTGATGGACTTGACGAATAGCTTCCCTTTATCTCAAAAGTACATCGACTTTTGCAACAGCTTTAATAATGTTGATGCGGACTTTTTGGAAGGTACAACAGCAGCTGGAAAAACAACGGTTGGTGTTGGTGTCAAGTTTATGCGAGCAGTCAGCAGAAGTTCGAAGAAATTTCACATCATTGCAGCAAAGACAGTTGGTGTAGCCGAAAAGAATATCATTAATCAAGACAACGGAATTTTAGACATACACAAATCAGCCGTCTACTGTGGTAATGGTGATAAAGATTCGAAGATTCCTCACATCAAGTTTGAGGGCAAAATCATTTATGTATTGGGGTATGACAATAAGGAAAAATGGAAACTGGTTCTTGGTGGACAGTATGGATGTGTCTATATTGATGAGGTCAACACGGCTGACATTGAGTTTGTTCGTGAGTTGTCCACACGTAATGATTATTTGATGGCAACGCTAAATCCGGATAATCCTGATTTACCAGTCTACAAAGAGTTCATCAACAAGGCGAGACCGTACAAAAAATACGCAGGCGATGTGCCGGAAGAAATTATGCGAGACCTATCAGAACCAGCTAACCCTAAATGGCGTTACTGGTTTTTTACGTTTAATGACAACTTGTCACTAACACCAGAAGCCATCCAGAAGAAAAAGGATGCTGCACCAGTTGGGACTAAGCTCTACAAAAATAAAATACTTGGTCTACGTGGCCGAGCAACAGGAATTGTCTTTGTTAACTTTGATAGCAAAAGACATGTGTTGAGTAAGTCTTTTGTAAAGAATACGGTCACGTTCCAGCGGTTCACAGCTGGACTAGATACAGCTTACTCAGCAAGTAGTCCAGATACAATTGCAATGATTTTCCAAGGGATATCAGATGACGGAAAGTTATACACGCTGGATGAGGAAGTCTACAACAACGCTGAGCTTGATGTACCGATTGCACCATCTGATACGGTGGTCAAGTTCATCAGCTTCCTAGAGCGCAACCGTGGTGAATGGGGGCTGGCGCGTGATGTATTTGTTGATAGTGCGGACCAAGCAACAATTACAGAATTAAACAAATACAAGCGACAATACGGCTGTCTGTATATCTTTAACAATGCTTATAAGAAAACCAAGATTATTGACCGGATCAACTTCCAAATTGGTTGGTTAGCTCAAGGTTGTTACTATGTGTTAAGTCATTGTACGAATCATATCAAAGAGCTAAACACGTATGCGTGGAAAGAAGGAAAAGATGAGCCGGAAGACGCAAACGATCACACAATCAATGCGAATCAGTATGCATGGTTGCCATACAGGAAGATAATCGGAAGAAAGGAAAACTAAAGTGGGAATAATGGATATGATCAGAAGGAGTATGAGAAGCTTTCTCAAACTGGAACAAGCACAGCCAAATGTCATCACAATTACAGAGGCAATGACGTTTGAAGATAATGCAGCCAAGAACCAAATCTGGTACCGTGGCGACTCATACGAACTGGACCAGCTCTACAAGCAATTACCACATAGCAACATCAACTTTTGGGGAGCGACAAGTACTCCTGGGCAAGAAATTAGAAAGATTCATACAGGAATACCTGGTCTCATCGTTGATAGGTTGGTAGATATCACGCTACACGATATGAATGATTTAGATTTTGCTGAAAAAGCGCAAGGCACTTTGTGGGAAGAGATTGCTGAAGATAGCAACTTCCACGATCAACTGCAGGAGGCGATTAAAGATAGTCTTGTGATGGGTGATGGTGCTTTTCGTATTTCATTTGATCCGGAACTTACAGCATTGCCTATTGTTGAATGGGTTGGTGGAGATAGAATTGAAATCATCTACAACCGTGGAAGATTGAAAGAAGTTATTTTTCGTACACACTTCACAGAACGCAGACGGAGCTATTTGCTCGAGGAAATCTACGGATATGGCTCACTAACTTACAAGCTCTACAGGGGCGAAACTGAGCTAGATATGAGCGCGACAGAGTACACTGCTAACCTTGTCGATGTGGAGTTCGATAAATCCGTTATCTTGTGCTTGCCGTTTAAGATTTACACGTCACCTAAAGTAAAAGGTCGTGGTCAATCTATCTATGATCGTAAGACAGATGCTTTTGATAGCTTGGATGAATCTTGGAGTCAGTGGATGGATGCTCTTCGTTCTGGACGATCACGAGAGTATATTCCTGAGAACTTACTTCCCAGAGATCCCTACACAGGCGAAATTAGTAAGGGCAATCCTTTTGACCATCGCTTTATTAAGGTTGAGACAGCAATGGGCGAGGATGCAAAGAACACAATCACATTGCAACAAGCTAATATCCCGCATGAAAGTTATTTGAGTACATATGTGACTGCACTTGATTTAGCTTTACAAGGTATTATTAGCCCGTCAACACTCGGTATCGATGTCAAGAAGCTAGATAATGCCGAGGCACAACGTGAGAAAGAAAAGGCAACTCTCTATACTCGCAATGCTATTGTGACAGCTCTGCAAGATTACCTGCCAAAGTTAATTAGTATGGTTTTGAATGCTGATAGTGTGCTTAAGAAAGAACCACTACAGAAAGTCAAGGTTGACGTGCCATTTGGTGAGTACGCCAACCCTAGTTTTGAATCGCAAGTCGAAACAGTTTCTAAGGCTAAGACAGGTGGTATCATGTCGATTGAAGCGAGCGTTGAGGAGTTATACGGTGACTCAAAAGACCAGAATTGGAAAGACCAGGAAGTGGCGAGAATCAAAGCGGAGCAAGGTGTGACAGAAGTCAACATGCCATCATTGAATGAAGCTGCTAACGATTTTGAGATAGAGAAGGAGGCTGAAGATGCTGAAGACGGTGACGATAGGACAGAGGATCTATCACATGAGTCAGAAGGAAGCACAGGGACTTCTACAGATAGCGAGCGATAATGTAGAATTTGGTATCTATGCTGTTGAGAAGAACAATAAGTTGGATATGCTCAACCTCAAAATGCCTAGTAAAACAGCTTTTAAGCGACAATTGAGAAGTTTTAAGGCGCAAGGTTTTAAGGTGTACTGCAATGGCTTATGATGTATCTAAAGCATTTGAGCGAATTGAAAGCGATTTGCTTGATTCTATGATTAGAAATCTCGGAAGGCATAAGGCAGAGGAAACTGCTGAAGGTTTTGAATGGGAACAATGGCAGGTCGCTCAATTGAAGGAGCTTGAACGATTTAAGCGAGCTAATGCCAAAAAATATAGCAAAGAGTTTGCCAATATCAATAGCAAGATTTCTACTGCTATCCAAGAAGCCTATAGGCAAGGCATGGATGATGAGGAAATGTCTATCCTGGAAGCTATCAAGAACGGTTTTGAATTTAACAGTGGAAAAGATAACCTAGGGGCTTCATTTTTTGCTATCAACGAACGAAAGTTGAATGCGTTACTTAACTCGATCGAGCATGATATGAAGACGGCAGAGCATGCTGTATTGCGGTATACAGACGACCAGTACAGGCGCACAATATTTGATGCTCAAGTAGCAGCTAACACAGGAGCTAAGACTTATGAGCAATCAGTAGATATGGCCACCAAAGATTTTCTAAGTCGGGGAATCACATCCATCCAGTACAGTAACGGCGCCATGGTCAATATCGTATCGTATGCTGATATGGCCATTCGGACAGCAACCAAAAGAGCCTACCTAATGGGTGAGGGAGTCAAGCGTCAGGAGTGGGGGATTCATACTGTTATCTTAAACAAGCGATCGAATGCATGTCCTCTGTGTATGCCTTTTGAAGGTAAAGTATTGATTGATGATGTCTGGTCAGGAGGCAGTGCGGATGATGGTCCATATCCATTGTTAAGTTCTGCAATGGCAGCTGGTTTGTATCACCCTAACTGCAAAGATAAGCATACAACTTATTTCCCCGGGATCAGTAGCGAGCCAGAGAAAATATTTACAAATCAGGAATTGGACGACATCAAGGAAAGACAGTTACTGGACAACAAAGTTCAGTATGCTAAGCGACAGGAGAAACGCTTTAGCAGATTATCACAGTTCAGTCTCAATAAAGATAATGTTCAGAAGTACACATTAAGGATGGAAGAATGGTCTAAATTTAAGTCTAATGCAGAAGAAAACCTGAGAAACTTTGAAGCGGAAAAAGGATACAAATTATACCAAGAATTTTCACTCGAAAGTGATAGTGATTACAAGAAATTCATCAATCGTCAGAGATTGCCTAGAGATACTAGTGGCGTAGCTTCGAAGAAGATTGCTGCAGAGACACGACACATGTATATCGATGCGACTCGAAAAAAATTCAAGGATGGTACAGAGCTTGGACAAGAATTGTTTGCAAGATTAGCCGACCAGTCGGCGATTGCAACTATTGCAGAAACAGGAGTTGTGAGATATGAATCTGGAAAACTCTTCCTGAACATGTATAAGGACGTAGACGACCCTCGCGGACCTGGTACTGGTTATTTCCATGAATTTGGTCATCAAATAGATGAGAAACTAGGTTGGGAATTCACAAAGGATAAAAAAATCCTTCAACTTCTGCGTAAAGACTTTATCAATTTATCTGATGACACTATTTTCGAAGCAATCCATATCAACGATAAAGCCTCTTCGGCATCTGATATATTAGGAGCGTTGAGTGAAGGTAGAATACAAGGTAAGTATTCGCACTCGCTCGTTTACTGGGAGAAAAAAGGAAATATCGAGAGCGAGTTTTTTGCGCATGTGTTTGAGGCACAATTTGATGATGAACGCAGAGAAATACTTGAAAAAACTTTTCCTGAGAGTTATAATTATGTTATAAATAAACTAAAGGAGAGGTAGTCATGCGGATTATCGAAAGCTATCTACGTGTAGCAGAAAAAGCAGATACATTTAGCGACATCTTTGGATATCGTTTAGTAGCCCCGATTTTTCCTGTAGCGGCTATCTATGGACCACAAGAAGAGAGTGATATCTTTGAAGCGAAACTAGACAAATGTATCAAAGATCAATACGATTATTTTGCAGATGAGTACGGCTATGATTCAGATGAGAAAAGACGTAGACTGCAACGTGAGAAGTATGTATTTTACGATTGTTAATATTACAGAGCGCCGACAAGGTGCTTTTTTTGTACTCAGAAACAGGAGGTAACTATACGTAAGAAAGATTACAATAAATTACTGCAAATCGCTATAAACCGCCTCGAATTCGACGCGGTTTTTCCTATACTCTAACCGTACGGGATTCCATACGGTTTTCTTTTTGTCCGAAGACTAAAAACTACGTGGAGACACCAGTGACAATAACTGAAATAGGGAGACACTCTTAAAACTGAAAGGAGAACGCTATGTTCAAACGCAAACTATTTTTCCATAATGCAGATACAGGAACTGGCTCTGCAGGTGGACAAGACACGTCAAGCCAAACTCAACCAGCTAGCACTCCTGAGATTGACTATGACAAAATCGCTAGCATTGTCGAAGGCAAGCAAAAAATTGCTGAAGACACCGTGCTAAAAAATTACTTTAAGCAGCAAGGATTGAGTGGCGAAGAAATGGCTCAAGCTATTACTGCTTTTAAGTCGCAGAAAGCTGATGCAACACCAGACGTCACATCACTACAGCAACAGTTAACGCAGGCACAAGCAAGTGCATTGCAAGCTAATTTAGAGCGAAATCTACAATTAGCAGCGATCGAGGAAGGATTGCCTGTTGGTGTACTACCTTATGTGATGAAATTGGCTGATACATCAACTCTCACACTTGAATCGAAACCAGAAGATTTCAAAGCTATTGTCGCAAAAGTTTTGGAAGACGTTCCTGCACTGAAGCCAAACAAAGAAGAATCAACTGGGTTTCAACAAATCGGATCTACCGGTAAAACACAACAAACTAACCAAACTGATGCCATTGCTGCAGCGTTTGGTCTATAAGAAAAAGGAGAATTAAATTATGACAGTTTATAACTACGCAGAACAATTCGAACAAGCCTTGCATCAAAAATATGCAAAAGAACTTGCGTCTGTAGATTTGTTTAACTCAAATCCGCAAGTGAAATTTATCAACGCTCAAACAATCAAGTTGCCGAACATCACAGTATCTGGTTACAAAGACCACAATCGTCAAACTATCGGTTTTAATTCTGGAACAATTTCAAACGATTGGGAACCAAAGAAACTCGAACATGACCGCGACATCGAATTTGCAATTGATCCTATGGATGTTGATGAAACAAACCTTGTCGTCTCTATTGCCAATGTCCAAAATACTCTGGAAACTGAACAAGGTATTCCTGAAAAAGATTGCTACGTGTTCTCAAAACTCTACACAGAAGCAGGCAAGTATACTGCTAACGGTGCTACTATCGACACTACAACATTGACTGCAGAAAATATCTTGCAAAAATTTGATGACGCCATGGAAAAAATGGACGAAGCAGGTGTTCCGTCTGAAGGTCGCATTTTGTATGTCACTCCAGCTGTCAACAAGCTCTTCAAACAGGCTAAAGACATCCAACGTGTGCTAGGAGTGAATGGTTCAAATGGTGACGTCAAACGCTCTATCTATAGCCTTGATGACGTTAAAATCAAACAAGTGCAATCAGCTCGCATGAAATCACAATACAACTTTACAAATGGTTGTGTCGCAACAGATGAAGCAAAACAAATGAACTTCATCTTGATCCACCCATCTTGTGAAGTTGCTCGTGAAAAATACTCTTACATCAAAGTATTTACACCAGGGCATGACTCGCGTACAGCTGACAACTATTTGCTCCAATCTCGCTTCTACATGGATGCGTTCTTGATCAAGAATAAAGCAGCTGGTATCTTTATCAACGCGACAGCTTAAGAAAGGATGGTGTAGTATATGGCATTAAAAGCAATTAAAGGCGCTCGCGTCTATGATATCGATGAGTCAGCGATCAATGATTTTGTTGGTCGTGGCTTTGAAATCTACGAAGATGGTGAATTAAAATATGGTAAATTTGTCGACAAGGTTTCAAAAGAGGAGTACGAAAAAGTTTTAGCTGACTTGAAAGATGCTAAGGATGAAATCAAGAAGCTCAAAGGAGCTAAGGAGTAACAGTCATGTATGCTAGTCCAGATTATTACAAAAAGACGTTTGTTGGTGTGATTTCTGCTGATTCAGAAGTTCTGGCTAGCAAACTTAAATCAGCTTCTGACAAGATTGATATACTTACATTCAACCGAATCCGAGGCATTGGATTCAACAATCTGACACCATTTCAGCAGGAAGTTATCCAAAAGGCTTGTTGTCAGATTGTTGACTTTGAGGAGGTTAATGCTGATTTGATAGCTACTACAGTTTCAAACTACAGTATTAATGGTGTGTCAATGCAATTTGGATCAAATTGGAATATTGCTACAGAACAAGGTATTGTTATTTATCGCAAAACCTATGAACTTTTGAAGCAAACAGGATTGACAAGGAGGGTTATTTGATGAAATTTCCACAACTTGTCTTACCTCAATTTTGCCAGACGCAAATCACAGTCATAGTCAACCAAGAAGGAGTTTCCGAAGACGGCGAACCTTTAGAGGCGTTCAGAGCTAATCTAAAGTGCAATTATCAGGACAGTGTCAAAACAGTTCTAACTGAACAGAAGAAGCTGGTCCAAATTACTGGGTCAGCTTATTTCGTTGGTGATATTGCACCGTATTTGCCTACATTGAGCGGTGGGACTGCAATTGTATTTGGTATTGTCAGGAGGATTGTGGACAGCCGGAAAGCTAGAAATCCAGATGGGACTGTTAACTATACCTACATCGGATTGGAGTGATGCTATGTTTGTGAATTCTACAGTAAAGCTAGATTTTGGCACTATCCGCAAACTGGAAAGGGCTCAAATCATAGCACTGGAACAGACTGCTGAATACCTGCATACAGAAGTTGTGCAGGCGCAGGTAGTACCTTTTGATAAAGGTGTGTTGCAAGGTGATGCAATGGCTCCAGACTACTCACGTTCATCCCAAGGTGTAGTAAGCCTGGTACATTCCACTCCTTACGCAAGACGATTGTACTTTCATCCTGAATATCAATTCCAGACGAAAGAAAATCCTCATGCAAAAGGAAAGTGGTTTGAGGATTGGGCTGATGGTGGCAAGAAGTCACACAAAATAAAACAAGCCTACGGGCGACTTTACAAACAAATCACGGGGGTTTAAGCATGATTACATTAGCTGAAGTCCGTGACTGGATTAAAACATTTAATGCAGCTAACAACTACTACATTGGTAAGATCGATAACAAGCAAGAAAACAGTATAGGAATTTACCAACGAAAGACAATCGATGGTCCTCGGGTAGCAATCGGAGGCAGAACACTGGCAAGCTATGATGTCAAATCAATCAGCATCTTAATTCACTGGAACAAGAATGCGAATGAGACTGAGAAGCGTGCTCAGTACATCTACAATCGTCTATTTGAGGCTGAATCGGTTGTTATCGGTGGAACACCTATTAAGATGATTGCCTTGTTACAGAACGAGCCTGTGGATGTAGGAACAGATGATAATAACGTGTATGAGCGTGTTATCGAGCTTGATTTATATTACGAAAGAGAGGGCAACTAATGGCTCAGAAAACTGGGGTATTCCCCGTATATGAAAACCAGTTCCAAGTAAATAAAGGAACTGCAGGAGTTGAATCACTTGTTGATATTGCAGACATGGAATCATTCTCAGTATCATTTGACAATGGTGTTGAAGAATGGAAACCATTTGACCAAAAAGGTTGGACACGTCGTTTGATGACTGCGAAGTCAGTTACAATTTCTGTTTCTGGTAAACGAAATGTAGGTGATGCAGGCAACGACTACATCGCAGGTCTTGCGTTTAAAAATGGTCGTGATTCTGAAGCGGACTTTCAATGGACCTTCCCAGATGGAACCAAAATCAAATTTAAAGACGCGGTTATCAATCTTAAGGACTTTATCTCGGGGGATTCAACCGGTGTCGCACCATTGTCATTTGACGTCATGTCAAATGGTAAACCGGAAGTGGTGCCAGCAGGTTAATTTAGAGGGTTTCGACCCTCTTTTTATTTTAAGGAGGAAATATGGCTGAAGCTGAAGAAACCAACGCAACAGCAACCATGGCTTTTATTGATATCGATACAGATATCGAATACAAGGCTGGAGATACCGTTGATTTAAGTGGTAAATCCAAAGAACGAATCGAAGCTATGGCAACCAAAGAAAATCGAACTGGTCAAGTACTGATCAACATTTCATCTGAAGAAAAGGAAACCGAATAATGTCAAAAGTAATTGATATCACAGAAAAACTCAATTTTGAAGAAAATCCAAAATTGAAAATTAAAGATGCTGAAATTGAAGTCAATACAGATGCAACAACTGTACTGACTATGATGCAGACTATCGGTGATGAAGAAGGAACTCCATCTGCAAAAAAAATGATGGAAATGTTTGAGCTAATCTTCCCTGAAAATAGTCGTAAAACACTTGATGAAATGCGTTTGAATTTTGCTGATTTAACTACAGTTATTGAAGCAGCGATGACATTGGTCATGGGAGAAGAAGAAGCGGGAGAACAGTGAGCCATACTATGACCTATTTGAGGATTTCGATTTAATCGTCAGTTCTCTTAGGACACAGTATGGCTTATCTGTATACTCTAATGAATTTAAGAATATGAAGTGGAAAGAGTTCAAGGCTCTCTTAGCTGGTTTGTCCGGAGAAACACCGCTTGGTCGAATCGTCCAAATTCGAAGCGAAGATGACCCTAAAATGCTAGAAGTATTTTCAGAAGGACAGCACCGTATTCGCAACGAATGGAGATTGAAACTTGCCAAAGAGAAAACAGAACAAGATTTGACTCAAGTTCTTGAAGAATTAAAACAAGCCTTTGTTGAAATGGCTAAGTAGGAGGTGATAGCTATTGGCACAAACAGTTGGCCAGATTGGTCTTGACCTTGTCGTCAACGACAAACAATTTAAAGGGCAGATGAGTGGCTTGCAAGGGATGGCGACGAAAGCTGCCAAGATGCTTGCAGGAGCATTTGCAATCAAGAAACTTGTTGATTTCGGAGCTCAAGCTATCAAGCTCGGTTCAGATCTCAACGAAGTACAAAACGTTGTTGACGTTGCTTTCCCACGCATGAGCAAGCAAGTTGATGACTTTGCAAAACAAGCTATGTATACCTCTGGGTTATCAGAGACCATGGCAAAACGATACACCGGTACATTCGGTGCGATGACTAAAGCTTTTGGTTTTAATGAACAGAAAGCTTACGAGATGTCAACAGCCTTAACTAGTTTAGCGGGCGATGTGGCATCTTTTTATAATATTAGTCAAGATGAAGCCTACACAAAGCTGAAATCAGTCTTTACTGGTGAAACAGAGACACTTAAAGATTTAGGTGTGGTCATGACTCAATCAGCACTTGATGCCTATGCAATGGCTAACGGCTTTGGAAAGACGACGCAAGAAATGTCTGAGGCTGAAAAAGTTGCTTTGCGGTTCGCATTTGTAACAGACAAGCTTTCATTGGCTAGTGGCGACTTCGCTAGGACATCGGATAGTTGGGCTAACCAAGTTAGGATTATGAAGCTACAGTTCGAAAGCTTTATGGCAAGCGTCGGAGTTGGCTTGATTAACATTTTTACCCCTGTTATCAAAGTTATTAACTTTTTGCTCAGCAAATTGCTGACAGTAGGTAATGCTTTTAAAGCATTGACGGAGCTATTTACTGGCAAGAAGTCTATGAAAGGCTCTGGTATCCAAGAGACAGCTGATGCAGTTGGTAATTTAGGAGAGGCTTCTGATGGTGCAGCAGGAGGAGCTGGCAACTTAGGAAAAGCCGCCAAAGGAGCCGGAAAGGCTGCGGATGGAGCTGGTAAAGCAGCTAAGAAAGCTGCTCAAGAAATGAAATCTCTCATGGGATTTGACCAAATCAATAAACTATCTGACTCATCCGATAGCGGAGATGGTGGTGGAGATTCCGGAGGAAGTCCTGGTGGTTCAGGCGGCGGAGGTGGTGGAACACCTAAAGGCGCTGAAGTCGATATGGGGAAAATTGCTGAAGGCGGGAATCAATTAGACGGTCTATTTGATGGATTGTTTAAACGATTGCTTGAACTCGTCAAATTGTTCCAGGACGGATTCAATGCATCATTTAGATTCGATGGTGTTGAACGCCTTCAGAGTGCTTTAAAGCGAATTGGTGAATTACTACAAGAGATTTTTACAGATCCAAAAGTTGTTGCTTCTTTTCAAACTATGCTTGATAAGATAGCTTATGCTCTAGGGCAGTTTACTGGCTCGATGGGGACTGTTGCTCTCGGGATAGGAGTCTTTATAGCCGAAAGTATAGCCAACGGACTACAGCGTCAAAAAGAGCGTATTAAAGGTGCTCTCGTGTCTCTATTCACCAACATAGGAAATGTAGCTGAGGTTGCTGGTAATATCGTTCAAGCTTTCTCAAATGGTTTTTACGATGTCATCACATCTTCTGGCGCTGTTAGAATTGGCAGTGCGATTGTATCTGCGTTTTTAAGTGCTGGTAGCACAGTAATCGAATTAGGCAGTAAGATAGCAGGAGATTTTGCTAAAGGAATTGAAAAAGCAATAGTTCCGAATGTTCCACAGTTAGTAAAAGCCTGGACAGGATTATTAGATGGCATCGCTCCTGTTTTTGAAAGTTTAGAATCACTGGTAGATGATGTTGGTGATGCGTTGAAACGTGTGTACGATGACAAAGCAAAACCATTTATTGACTCTTTGACAAGTGGTTTTGGTCAGTTGATGAAAAGCTTTTTGGATGGGTGGAATACTTACCTCAATCCAGTTCTATCAAAATTAGGCGAAAAGTTTTCGGAAGTTTATGACGCTCATGTAAAACCAGCTATCGATAATCTCTCTATGCTTTTAGGTAGTTTTTTTGATTTTTTCAAAGCTGCTTGGGAAGACTTTGTTTCGAATGTAGATGTCGAAAAATTCATGGAGATTCTTAGTGGATTAGTAGAAGTTGTCGGTACAACGTTGATCAATGCTATTGCGGCACTCTCTGATATTATCGGTGGTCTTGCTCAAGCTCTATCTGGTTTGATTGATTTTGTAACGGGTGTTTTTACAGGTGATTGGGATTTAGCTTGGAACGGAATTAAAAATCTATTTTCCGGTATTATCAAATCTCTCTTGGCCGCGCTTGGAATTGACATCGATTCGATGATTGCAGAGTTCACCCGTTGGTGGGAATCTGTTAAGACCATTTTTACACCTGTTGTTCAATGGTTCAAGGATAAGTTTAAACAAGCTTGGGATGCCATTGTTGCTATCTTTACCGGTATTGGTTCTTGGTTTTCTCAACGCTACAATGAGTTAAAAAGCAATCTTGCTTCTATTCCTGATTGGTTCAAAGACAAATTCCGCAGTGCGTGGGCAGGTTTAACAGGTATCTTCAATCCTATTGCAAGTTGGTTTGCAGGGAAGTGGAGTAATATCCAATCTGCTCTTGCTAGTATACCAGGGTGGTTTTCTTCAAAATTCCGCGAAGCATATAACAATGTCAAGAATGCATTTTCCGGCATTATCGGGTTCTTTAGCGGACTTTGGGGGCAAATACGCTCAACGTTTACTCATGTTGGAACCATGGTTGGAAGCGCCATTGGCGGTGCTGTACGTAGCGTTATTAACGGGGTTCTTGGCACGGTAGAAAGCACAATCAATAGTGGTATCAGCTTACTCAATGGCGCTGTTAGCGTGATTAATAAATTACCTGGTGTAAATATCGGTGGATTTAGTTACATTGGACTACCTCGACTTGCTCAAGGTGGCTTTGTTAAGGCCAATACACCACAAATTGCCATGATTGGTGACAACAAGCATTACGGTGAGATTGTTGCTCCGGAAAATAAAATGCTTGAAATGGCACGTCGTGCAGCGGAATTGTCAAATAATGGCGGTGGACCAGAAGTTCTAGCCTTACTGACACAGTTGTTACAAGCGGTTCGTGCTCTTGATTTGACAATTGATGGTGATAAAATCACCAAGAAGATTGTAGATAAAATCAATGAAATTGCAATTAAAACAGGGGAATCCCCCCTCATGATTTAGGAGGTATGCATGAGTGAAATATCAGTAGGTGGAGTAGCTCTTGCTTCTCCAGTTGAAATCAGCATCAATAATGAGATTATCTGGTCATCTTCTACGGGTCGTAGTGCTAGTGGATTGATGACGGGTGACGTCATTGCAGAAAAACGTACATTCTCCATCAAATGGGGAATTATCACAGAAGCAGAAAGAAATCTTATCAAGTCTAAATTGGTAGCCGGATTTTTTACTGCAAACATTTTAGGACAGTCTATCACTGGTTATCGCGGAACTATCACAGAGACAGTAATGGGGCGTCTGAGTGACGGTGTGACCTATTACAACGGCTTATCTGTATCTATTATTGAGCAGTAGGAGGAATTATGCTAGAAGTAACATCAGATTATATCAAAGCAATAGAGAACCATCTGCGCGTGTTTGAGGCTAACTTTGACTTAAATGGTAAGAGATACACAAAAACCAAAATTGCATCAGCTACTTACGACAGTTCCATCGGTAATAGTCATGATTTTACAATTGGTGGTGGGTATATCAATAGTCTAGAAATTGAAATTAAAGAGATTATTGAAGGTCTGCAAGAAATGATGCCGGCAACAATGTCGGTAGCAATTGCGGGTAAAACCGTCCCACTTGGCAAGTTTTTTGTTACCGAGGTCAAGCTAGATCGTAATGATAAAAAGACCAAAATTAAGCTACAGGACGAGTTTGTTAGATTGTCTGGTGCTTATGATAGTCAGCTTACTTATCCAGCTTATACAAGGGATATTTTATCAGAAATCGTGAGATTGACAGGTATCACGACAGATACTAATATCCAATTAGTAAATGATCAAGTTGCGAAGAAACTAGAAAAAACAAGTTATCGTGAGGCGTTAGTTTATTTAGCGCAATTATCAGGAAGCTTCGTCAGATTTAATCGTAATGGGAAGCTTGATTTTATCAAGTTAAAGACAACATCAAGACATATCACAAAAGATATGTATAAGCCAGGTGGATTAGAACGTGACGAGATACCTTACAGGTTGAAAGGTATTGAGTGTAAGTCTGCTGATAAGGTTGTGTATAAATCAGGATTGTCCACAGGTAATATCATGAAGTTAAAAAATCCATGGGTTACACAAGAAATTCTGGATCGTGTCTTCAATGAATACCGTGATTTTAACTTTTATCCATATACATTGTCCTGGCGTGGTGATATGGCTATGGAAGCTGGTGACTGGGTTACAGTACACTGGGATGAAAATATCTATTTCAACATTCCAATGCTGTCCTACAAACTTTCGTTTGATGGTGGTTTATCTGCCCATAGTAGTGGAAATGCTGCTGGAGTTGCACAAGGTACTTATAAATATAAAGGAGCCATACAACGTCAAATAGAGTATTTAGACGAACTTATCACTAAACAAGGTAGTATGTATCTTGATACATCAAGCCCTACTAACCCCAAAAATGGAGATATATGGTTTAAACCTAATGGTGGCTATGTTGAAATGTGGGAACGTGTAGAAGGTTCATGGGTTAAAAAGGCAGACAGCGCTAATGTCGGAGAAATTGTCAATACAATAACCACTGATGAATTACTAGCAAAAAAAGTTTCTGCAGCAATTGGTAATTACATTACGTTAAATGCCAAAAATATAACTGCTGGAGATCTGGATTTAGCACGTTTGCGAATCATGAATGGTTTGCAAGAGATTGTTTCCGTACGTGACGGCAAAGTTGTGATGAACATTGATAAGCTCACTATCAATGCTCAAGATGTAGCGACGAAAGAAGATCTAAAAAAAATTGAACTGACTCCTGGACCTCAAGGGGAACGTGGTCAACAGGGGGTGCCTGGTATCCAAGGTTTGCAAGGACCGAAAGGCGACCAAGGTATCCCAGGGAAAACTGGAGCTGATGGACGCACTTCATACTTGCATAGAGCCTGGTCTAACTCTGCAGATGGACGTGATGGATTTAGCACCTCTGACAGTAGCAACAAGCGCTATATAGGTACTCTGACAGACTTTACTGCAGCTCACAGTCAAGATCCTACACAATACGAATGGACAGCGTTGTTCGGGACGACAGAACAGGCTGGGAATATTCTGCTTAATTCAGGTATCCGATGGAGAAATAAGCACCAACAAGATTTCATCTTGGCTGAACCTTTAAAAGCTGGCAAACAGTACACTTTAAGCGCTAAATGGTGGAGGAGTGATAACAGTACACTTAGTTTTGGTATTCGTGAAAATCCTAGCGATAATTGGCAGTGGATAAAGCTATCATATAGCTTTGAGTTGGATGTTTGGAGCGCTACTTTCACATCAAAGAAAAATCTTAACACTGGAGATGCTGTTTCATTCTTCACTGTTGAACCAGAGGGAGTCGGTAATGCCAATTGGGCCGTTTTAACAGTTGGAGCTATACCTATGACGAGCTGGCAACCTCACTGGTCAGAAACTCAAAAACAGCTTGATTCTAAAGCTGACCATAAATTGACTAATGAGCAATTAAATGCGCTAGCTGAGAAAGCTCAACTTCATGACGTTGAGCTAAAAGCTAAAGCCACAATGGATCAACTTAGTGATTTAGAAAAAGCATATAATGACTTGGTAAAATCAAATGCAGACAGCCAAAAAAAATCTGAATCTGATTTAATCGAAGCGGGCAGGAGAATTGAGTTTTTATCAATAGAATTTGGTGGTTTGAAAGAGATGAAAAAGTTCATCGATACCTATATGAGTGCTTCAAATGAGGGGCTCATCATTGGAAAGAACGATGCTAGTTCATCAATAAAAGTCAGTCATGATAGGATTTCCATGTTTTCTGCAGGTAAGGAAGTAATGTATATTTCGCAAGGTGTAATCCATATTGACAACGGTATTTTTACCGCGTCAGTTCAAATCGGAAGATTTAGAACAGAACAGTATTATCTTGACAAAGATGTGAATATTGTTCGGTATGTAGGAGGTTAATAAGAGGAAAATGACTAAATTTATCAATTCTAGTGGTCCATTGCACTTGAATATTTATATTGAACAAGTTAGTCAAGACATTGCTAACAACTCATCTAGAGTTAGTTGGAGAGCTACCGTAGACCGAGATGGAGGTTACCGAACTTGGAACGCAGAAAATGGAAGTGTTTTGTCTGTATGGTTAAATGGCTCAAGTGTATATAAGAGCAATTTAAGTTTCGAGACAGAGGGACAAGAAACGACTCTCGCGTCTGGTGAAGTTACTATTCCCCACAACAGTGACGGAACAAAGACTATGTCTGTCTGGGCATCTTTTGACGCTAACAACGGAATTCACGGCAACATCACGATTTCAACGAATTATACATTCGACAAAATTCCTAGGTCTTCCCAAATTTCTAGCCTAGAGGGAAATCGAAATTTAGGCTCACTTCATACCGTTATATTTAATCGAAAAGTTAACTCATTTACTCATCAAGTCTGGTATAGAGTTTTTGGAAGCGAATGGATTGACCTAGGGAAGAACCATGGGACAAGTGTATCCTTTACCCCGTCTTTAGATCTTGCTCGACACTTACCTAAATCTAGTTCCGGGCTAATGGACATCTGTGTTCGAACATATAATGGGTCTACCCAAATTGGAAGCGATGTGTACTCTAATGGCTGGCACTTTAAAATCCCAGACAGTGTAAAACCTACCTTCACAGGTATTTCATTAACTGACATGAATACAGTCGCAAGAAGGCTTTTGAGTGGAAATGACTTTTTACAAATCATTTCAGATATCCAAGTAAACTTCAACAATGCGTCTGGCGCTTATGGTTCTACTATTACAGGATATCGAGCTGAAATTGTTAATAAAAAAATGGTCGTAACTAAAAACGGTGGTAGCTTTGGAATCATGAACTTTAGTGGTTTGGTAACCATTCGAGCTCATGTTGTCGATAGTCGGGGTAAACAATCGGATACTAAAGATGTTACTATCAACGTGATTGAGTATTACGCCCCCTCCTTTAGCTTCTCCGCACTTAGAACTAGAGGCAATCCAAATACATTGCAAGTGTTAAGAAATGCCCGAATAGCTCCTATAATGCAGTCAGGGAAGCAAAGGAATGTAATGTCCTTAACTTTCAAAGTTGCTCAGATAGGTAATGAGAATTTCACGGATGATAATGGTAGTGCATCTGGTAATTTTACAAGTGTTCATACATTGACTAATTCAGCCGCTAACATGGCGGGGAATTATCCATCGAATAAATCCTTTGTAATCATTGGTAAGCTTGAGGACAAGTTTACAAGCGTTGAATTTTCAGCTACTGTTGCAACCGAAAGCGTAGTAATGTCCTATGATAAGAACGGACGTGTAGGTATCGGTAAGGTTGCAGAATTTGGGAAACCCGGTTCATTGGATGTTTTAGGAGATATCTATGCTAATAATCAGCCTATCCAGCAATATCAGTTAACTGGTAATAGCGGTGGACCGCTTTGGTTCGATGGAAATCCTAATGTAACTAACGCGAATTTGGTTGATCAGCCTGGCCAGTATTACATTGATCGAACAGCTAGAGGAAATCCAAATGGGCAGTGGGGCTATCTGTTCCACTATAGCAACTACGGAAAGAACACAGATGGGTATAAAGAGGCTATTCAGCTATTCTATGGGAATAATGGGCAGGTCTATTTCAGACATCACAGATGGTCTAAGACTATTGACGATTGGGAAGATTGGGTAGAATATGCCTCTAAGAATGACATCCAAAAATACACTCAAGCCTCTGCTTGGCAAGTCCTACCTTTGCAAAATAGCTGGGTACATCATCCTGATTACGACAAAGTTCAATACTCAAAAACATTGGATGGAGTGGTTTACATCAGAGGCACGGCTTACAAAGGCAGAACAACAAAAGAGACAGTTATTGGTGTCTTACCTGTCGGCTTTAGACCTAAACAAACTATGTTTGTATCAGCTCTAAATAATAGCTATGGCATGGCTGTTTTAGGTATCTATTCGAGCGGTAACGTAGTTGTCAAGGGGAACGTTGACGCTACATGGCTCAACTTTGACAACATATCATTCAAAATTTAAGGAGGAAATATGAAACTAGAATATGGCTCAAAAACACAGGAATTTGATGCAAGTGGAACAGCATCAGCTACCAAGGTCACACTTGTCAACTCAAATGGTGCTATCGTACCTATCTTGCTACCAGCTGATAAAATCAGCTTGTCTAATACAGAACTTTTTGAGTTAGCTCTTGAGGCTCTTTATCAAGAGAATTTCCCAAACCGTGCTGAAAATGAGAAATTCAACCAGGTGGATGCGCAGCTCAAGCAAAATAAGGAAATGGCAACTAAGGTAGAGCAAGCGGCCGTAGAGAATAAGGAAAATCTTGACACGGTATCATCTATCACTGAGGTTCTGATCGCTCTGGCTATTTCTCAAAACGGAGGCATGCCTACTTATGCTTACAACAAAGTGGCTGAGTTCATCAAACCGCTTGTTAAAAGTACACGGTATGGAAACGGCGATATCGTCGCTATGCCATATCCGTTTGACACCAATCCGAAATGGCCAAAAGGAACCAAGACTATTTTCAAGTTCCAAATGCAAGCCACAGAGGGCTACACTTGGAAAGAACAGGCTCTTGCTGAGATGCTTCAGCAAGGTGTGCTGACCGTGGTCATGCCACGTATTGAGTAAAAGGAGGTTATATGCCAATTGAAGAAGCTGAAAAAATCGCTCAAAGTCAGGTAGCTTGGGCGATTTTGTTTATCTTACTTTTCTTTATTATCATTCGATATCTTATCAAGACTTCGGACAAGCGAGAGAAGAAGATTATGGATTTGCACGAGCAATCAAAGGCCGACTCTAACAGACGAGAAGAGCGTTTGATGACTCACCTGGAAAAAACTACTACAGAATTAACCACAATCACTCACGCGGTCGGAGATATTCAAAAAGAAATGGTCCGCATGAACGATCGCATGGAAGAAATCGAAAAAGGAGAATAACACATGCAACAAATTACTGAAATTATTATCGCTTCAGCTACTGGAATCTTGACTGTTTTGGCTGGTATCGCGGTCAAATCGATTAAGGATTTTTTGATTAAAAAAGGTGGTGAAAAGACCATCAAGATTGTCGAAATCCTTGCTAAGAACGCGGTCAACGCTGTGGAGCAAGTAGCTCAAGAGACAGGCTTCAAGGGCGAGGAAAAGCTGGAACAAGCCCGTACGAAAATCCGTGCTGAACTCAATAAGTACAATATCAGCATGACTGATAAGGACTTGGATACATTCGTTGAGTCAGCAGTCAAACAGATGAATGATGCGTGGAAAGGGGAATAATAATGGATATTGATACAAGTAGACTAAGAACTGACTTACCGCAAGTTGGAGAACAACCCTATCGTCAGATTCACGCCCATTCAACGGGTAATCCAAATTCAACTGCCCAAAATGAAGCAGACTACCACATGCGTCGTCCTGTTGATTCAGGCTTTTTCTCGCACGTTGTCGGCAACGGCCGTGTGATGCAGACCTGGTACACAGACATGGGAGCCTACGATGTAGGAGGTGGCTGGAACGTAGAGGGCTACGGCCAGGTTGAACTGATTGAAAGTCATAGCACAAAAGAAGAGTTTATGCGCGATTACAAGCTCTATGTTGAACTACTGCGCAACCTTGCTGATGAAGCAGGCATCCCTAAAACTCTTGACTCTGATAGCCTTGCAGGCATCAAGACACATCAGTATTGTACATACAACCAACCTCGAAACTACTCTGACCATGTGGATCCGTATCCTTATCTGGCAAAATGGGGCATCAGTCGTGAGCAATTCAAGAATGATATTGAAGGTGGTATTTCTACCGAAGCTGGCTGGAAACAAAATGGCACTGGATGGTGGTGGGAGGAGTCAGATGGCTCTTATCCAAAAAACAGCTGGAAACAAGTTAATGGAGAGTGGTTCCGATTTGATAATAGTGGCTATTGCTTGATTAACCGTTGGTTCTTTGATGAAAAAGACTGGTTCTATTTAGACAAACGTGGCGCAATGGTCACAGGTTGGATGTTCCTTAACCATCGATGGTATTTCTTCAAATCAGACGGCCGCATGGCTAAAGGTTGGGTAAAATACCGAGAAACATGGTATTTTATGGAAGAAAAAGACGGTTACATGTTATCTAAACAATTTGTCAAGTCAGGTGACGGCTGGTATTACTTGAAGGCAAACGGTGAACTTCACACAGACCCAGCATTCAAAACAGAACCAGACGGGCTTATCACTATAGTTGACAAACCAAAAGAAGAAAAATAAAAACAGAAAGGACTTTCAAATTAGATTACACTAGACCGCAGGCTAAGGCTTGCGGTTTTTTTGTTTGCAAAAAGGGGCAAAAAAGGGGCAAAAATGCTGTAAAATGTCGTTAGTCCACGTAAGAATCTTGTATATGATTATTATTTTTACTTGATTTTAGTGCATGTTGTAAATGATTGTATCGTAGCGTATCTTCATAAGTTGTTTGTGTGCTCTTTTTTCGTGCTTTTTTCGAATAAATAAGATAAAATAGCCTAGAATAAATGA